TGGACAAATAGCGTGAGCCCGACCGCGTTGCCCACTCGCCCCTCTTTGCCTCCGGGGCCGAAGGGGCTTAGTCCTGGCCAGGGATTAGGTGCGCCGCTGGTGAAAGGGTAGCTATTCCCCACCGCATCTAGGGCATTGGTGGGGCCAAACGCCCAGGTCAACGTTTCGTTTGGGCGGTGATCGCTTGTCCCTTCGACTCCGGGAAGGGCGTAAAACGGCGGGGGCCAGACTGGGAAGGTATTAGGGCCGCTGCCAGACAATCCTGTGCTCGTGTACCAAAAGCGCTGGAAAATTTCCAGAAACGAGTCTTGGGTAAAGGTTTGCTGGAACAGACCCGAAAGGCTATCCGTGCCGCTGGTTTGGGGGCTAAAGGTGCGGCGCACAAGTCCGCTGGGGCCGTAGAACAGCGCATTGATGCCGTAGGCATCCGTATTCCCTCCAGCGCTTAGGAGCCAATCATCAACCCCAACTGCGGTTAGGGCTAGGGGAAAAATGAACCAGCTTTGGTCGTCTGAGAATGGGGCGGCTAGTTGGGGAGCACTGCCTACCTTTTGGAGGTAATACCCTTCTGGCCCCTCAAACAACAGGAACAGCGCTGCTTCTTGCGGGGCCGCTCCCTGAATCCATACCAAACGCCTCCGCATCCTAAACCCTCCGTAGCAGGATCGAGCCCAGCACTACCACCGCTGGCTCAGGCAGCGCTGAGAGGGTAATGGAAATGGCATCACCCACTGCCGCTACTTCTCCAATGGCGGGCGTTGTGGTGACCGTTGCCCCGGTCACGCCTTCCACGGCCTCCACTCTGACGGGGTAGTGCTGATAGGGGTCAAGGGTGTAGGTCGTCGCCTCCACCACGTCGGCCTCAATGCGAAACGGTAGCGCCTCAGTGGAGCCAGCGACAGGAATCCAGGTGCCGGGTGTTTCCCCTTCAGCGGGTTGCCATTGCCAGAGGTTTCCGGTGGTGGTGTCGTAGTAGTGGTCTTGGGGGTAGCGGGGGGTGGCGGCGGTGTCGTTGGGGTTGCCGCTGCCGAGTTGGGGGCCGCGTTCTTGGGCAACGGTGGCGAGGCGTTCGTTGGTTGGGGCCCGGGGGGTGGGGGTGCCGTTGGTTCCGGCTGGCATCCCCCCGACGAGGCCACCGTTGGCTGGGACGCTTTGGCCGATGGGAACACCGCCGCTGCTGACGGTGCCCCTGGGGCGATAACTGCCCGCTGCGCCGAGGGTGCTGTATTGGCCGTTGCCGCGATAGAAGGCGGTGGCCTGGGCTTCGGCGATGGTCGCTTGGCGTCGGACGATGGTCGCTTGGAGTCGGGCGGCTTGGCGGTCTAGGGCGCGTTCGGCAAGGTCGCTCATGGTTCCTCCTCAGGGGCGGGGGTGGTGCCGACGAGGATGCCTGTGCCCACCACCTTGGCCTGGTCTGGGGTGTGCTCCCAACTGAGGCCGTCGATGCGGTAGTGGCGAATTTCGCCGCTGGGCAACACCACATCACAGGGGAACAGGGGCGGGGCGGTTAGGAGGGCGTCGGTGATGGGGAATTCGATTAGGGCGGCGCGGTGGCGTCCGGCGATGAGGCCGAGGTGGAGGGTGGCCAGGGTCTCGCACTGGGCTTCACTAAAGCCATGGGGCAGGGTTTTCAAATCCTTGCGGGTGCGTCCGCTAGGGCCACCGGGGGGCGTGTAGGTGGCGGTGAATTGGTATTCCACTTCTTCCTCAGTCTGGCCACTGTCCCAGAACTCCACCTTGGGGGGCTGGTTTTGGCCGCTGCTGCTGGTGCTGCTGCTGGTGCTGCCGATGGTGGCGGTGGGGCTGGTGTCGGGGGTGCTGTTGGTTAGGGCTTTGGGGATGAGGGCGGTTTCGGACTTGCGCCAGGTGGTGACCCCTAGCTGTGTCCACTTAGTCGTCTTGCGGCTGGCGTCAATCAGCTTGGCGGGGTCGGTGGCGGTGTTGGGGCCACCGCTGGCGTCGGGGTCGAGGGTGACGAGGGCAACTCGCTCGGTGACGACGAGGCGCTCCAGCACTTCCCGGTTATCGGGGATGGGGGTCTCGATGGTTTCGCGGGTGGTGTACCAGTTGAGGTTGCCTCGGTCGGCGAGGGTTTTGCAGAGGGTGAAGCCCCGCTGCTTCTCGGTGGTGGTCACATCCAGCAGGCGCTTGTCGGTGGCATAGCGGCGATCCACCAGGGTCTCCTTCCAGGCCGTCAGGTCGCAGGGGAGGCTGATGATTCCTGGGGCATAGGCGACGGCGGAGCGGGGCGCTTCTTCTAGGGTTTGGGTGTAGTGGTGGTAGCCGTTCACAGCATCGCCCTCCCACCAAACGGTGGTGGTGGAGCGGGCAATCACCCCAGTCCCGACACAGGTGACGCCGCCCTCGCTGAAGGGGGTGCGGTCGCCCTCTACCTCGCTGACTTCCACGCTGGGGTTTTGGCCTGCCGTCACCACTGCTCCTACGGCGGCGACCTTGAGTTGGTTGGGGGGTGTACCCTCCACCTTGACGCGGCGATAGAGCAGGTCGTTAGTGCCGAGGGTGATGGTGATGAGGGGGGCGGCGATGGACAGGTCGAGGGCGCTTGCGGTGATGACGCCGTTGGGTTGTTGCCACAGGTAGCGCCAGGTGTTGCTGTAGGCGATGCCTCCCGCCTGTTGCACAAAGCTGCCGCTTGGGCCTTTGCCTGCGGGGATGGCTAGGGTGTAGGGCCAGGTGCCTAGGCTGATGGCGGCGGGGGGAATTTCGTTGGCCACCAGCAGGCGTTGGGCCACGGTGGCGCAGTTGGTGGGGGTGCCCACCGTCACCCCGGTTTGGTCGTCGTCGAACTCAAAGCTGTCGTGCCATGCAAGGCGGCAACCAAGCTGCAGGGTGATGCCGCTCTGCTCCTCCGGTAGGTCGGGCTCCTCTAATAAATAGAGTCGGCCTTGGGGATGGTCTACCCATGTCCCAGCGGCGTTGGGGACTTGCACCCGCACGGGTTGACCCGGTGCCCAGCGGGTGGGGTTGTCGGCGGGGTCGATGCTTTCGGGGTTGAGGGGGGTGGCCAGGATTTCGAGGCTGGCGGTGATGGGCAGCAGGCCATCTTCCCCCAGGCTGGCCCCACTGGGTTGGAACGCGCCGACGCTGGCCGACCAGTCTTGCTCGTCGGTGCCGATGAAGACCCGGAGCTTTCGGCTGACGGTGTTGATCGCCATCACAGCACCTCCAGTCTAAAGCCGACTCGCACCAGGGCGGTGCCATCCCCCGCAAGGCCCACGGGGCGCTTCCATTCCTCCGGCAGGGTGAGCTGCACCGGGAACACGCCATAGCCGTAGACGTAGGCGGCGTTCCAGGTTTCGGCAATGGCCGCGAGCAAGGTGTGGCTGTGGGGGCTGGGTTCGCTATCGAGGTAGTCGGTCTCGTCAATCAGGCGCAGGGCTCCCAGGTTCCCGGCCTTCTGTTGGGCGGCTTGCCACAGGGCCATCGCCCCCAGTTGCCTTGCCTCGGCGACGGTGCAGATGGTCACCACGTCCCAGGCATAGAGCACCGTGTGGGCGGGGCCAACCAGGGCGGCAGTGCCCCAGTTGCTCCGCTGGCCGATGGTGGTGAGGCCGAGGGGGCGGCGGGTGGGGATGCCCGTGTCGTCCCATTCGTCGAAGGTGAGGGAGGGGATGGGGCTGGTGGCAAAGTCGGTGGTGCCAGCACCGGGGAGGCCAAGGCGAAGCTGGGCGGTCATAGGGCACCTCCTCGGATCCGCTGCCGCAGTTCGGCCAGCCGTAGTTCGGCGGTGGCGGCGGCGGGGTTGGGTTCGTTGATGAAGGTGTTGTGTTGGGGCGCGTGGATGGGTCGCTTAGCCGCCCTTTGAAGCGTCCTTAAAATGGCGTTTAACTGGCTCTCTACGTTGCCGCTGGGGCTGGCCACCGACAGGGCCGGAGCCACCACGTTCAGGCTGCGCTCTAGGGCGGCGGTCTCCTTGGCGGTGAGGACGTAGCCGCTGCGGCTGGGGACAATCAGCTCTGGCCCCACCTCGCCCACCAGGTAGGTTTGCCCTGCCCGCACTGGCCCACCATCGCGGCGGGGGGTGGCCCCGGCGGGCTTGGCGGCGGCGAGGACGGCGGCGATCTGGTCGGCGTTCTGTTTGTCGAGGCGGCGCTGTTCCTCGTTGAAGATCCGCTCGGCCTCGCGCTGTTGGTCGGCAAAGGTTTGCTCGGCAGTTTGCTGCTCTTCTCTGAAGGCTTTCTCGGCGTCGCGCTGGGTTTGGGCAAAGGCTTCTGCGGCGAGTTGCTGCTGTTCCTGGAAGGCTTCGGCGGCGAGTTGCTGTTCCTCGCGGAAAGCTTGGTCGGCAATGCGCTGCTGTTCGTCGAAGGCTTCGGCGGCGAGTTGTTGTTGCTCGTCAAAGGCGGCGGCTTCCTCCTGCTGGGCAGCGGCGAAGGCATCGGCCTTGGCCTGTAGCCCTTCCTCAAATGCGGCCCGTGCCTGCTCTAGGGGCGATAGCTGGGTCTCCTCCTCACGGACAGAAAGGACACTCCCCCGGTCGGCCAGCACCTCGGCCTCCATCTTGCGGCGCTTCTCTAGCTGCTCATCCTCCAGGCGGAACTGCTCCTCTAGCTCTCGGCGCTGCTGGGCGCTGACGGCTTCCTCCAGTTGCAGGCGGCGATCCACCTCACTGCCGAGCACGTCGAACTCTCGGTTGCCTTTGTCGCGTTCGGCATCCAGCGATTTTTGGAACGCCTTGGCGGCGGCTTGCTGAGACTCCTGGAAGGCTTTGGCCTCGGCCTGCTGCTGTTTTTGGAACGCCTTGGCCTCGGTGGCTTGGCCCTTGGCAAAGGCTTCTTGGTCGGCCTGCTGAGTTTTTTGGAAGCCCTTGGCCGCTGTCTCTTGGGATTTGTTGAACGCCTTTTGGTCGGCCTGCTGTTGGGCCTGGAAGGCTTCGGCCTGGTCGGCCTGGGCCTTACTGAAGATCAACCCCTCCTCCCGCTGCTGGTCGGCAAAACCTTCCTCGGCGAGGCGCTTGGCTTCGTCGCGGGTTTCCTTCAGGGCGTCGGCTTGGCGCTGGGCCGCTTCTTCTGCGGCGTCGGCTTGGCGCTGGGCCGCTTCTTCTGCGGCGTCGGCAGATTCCTTGGCTGCGTTTTTCTGGGCATCCACCGTCTGTTGAGCCAACGTCACCCGGTGACGAGCCAGATCCCCCTCGACTTGGCGGATAGCAGCCGCAACGGCAGTGGCATCTTCCTCACTCAGCCCACCCGCTGCCTGGGCATCCTTAAGCTGCTGTAGGTAGGTTTTGTTTTGCGCCACCCGATCCTCCAGCGCCTTTTTCTCCAGTGCTGCAATCTCAGCCTGGGTGCCACCGTTCTCCAGTAGCGCAGCCGTGGCGTTGGCGGTGTTGGTGGTGATGTCGTCGAGGGCGTTTTGGTTGGCGGTGGCTAGCCCATCTAGGGCAGAGGTCGCTTCTTCCGTAGCGGTCACAGCCTCAGCCGTTCCCGTGGTGCTTTCCGCCAGGGCCGCGTTGGTTTCGGCAATGCCTTCGGCGGCGTTTTGCCCTGCCTCCCCAACGGCTTCGACTCCTGCCGTCAGGCTCCCAGACAGGGAGGAACCCAGCCCCCCAACGGCGGTTTCGGCTTGCACCAACTGAGCCACCAACGCCTTGACCACCGGGTTATTGGCCAGCACATCAAAGCGCCCGATGATAGCGGCGATGAACTCCTTTGTGTTGTCCACGATGTTGTTGACGGTTTCCCATGCTTGGCCCAGTGCCGCCACCCCTCCCCGCAGCATCTCAACGCTCTTAAACGGGTTGACCATGTCAAAGCCTTGTTGAGCCAACTTGCCCACCACAGGCAGTTCCTCGGTAATGGTTTTGAGCTTGATCAAAGACTCGGTGAGAGCTGCCACAAACCGCGCTGCTTGCCCCAGTGTGGTGATGATAACCACCGTGTCATCAAGGGCATCAGTCAGCGTTTGGATGTTGCCCTCCTCCGCGACAAATGCCGTTAGGGCATCGGTGATTTGAGCAAGCTGGCTTACCCCTTCGCTGATCAGCCCAGCCAACGTATCCGCCACGTCCTCAACCAGAGCGGGGTTCTGAGTCAGCACCGTATTAAATCGCTCGGCAGATTCGTTCAGCGGGTCAAACAATCCCTCTGTAGCGATCAGGGTGTTGATGACTTCCGTTGCAAACCGCACTAACCCTTCCAGCGCTGGGCCAAGGGCTTCACCAAACTGATTGCCTAGGGTAGCGATAGACCCACCGATGAGGTCGAGGGCACCGCTGAGGCCCGACAACATTTGCTCACCCCCTCGGATGGCCGCGCCCTCTCCTTCCTGCGCCAGGTTCTTGACCTGGTCGGTTACTAGGGCCAATCGGTCGGGGGTGACGTTCAGCAGCGCTTGGAACGCTCGGCCACCCTCCACCCCAAAGAGGGCTTTCATCAGCACGTCTTTGTCGGCTTGCCCCAGCCCCGCCAGGTTTTGCTGCATGATAGGCAGCACTTCCAATACCGACTTCATGGAGCCGTCAGCATTGCGAACCTCAGCCCCGATCTGGTTAAACGCCTCCGTGGCCCGCTTGCTACCCCGCACCAGGTTAGAGAACTCGGTCTCGCCCCCAGCACTAGCGATCTTCAATCGGTCGAGGGCACTGGCAAGGTTAGTGCCCGCCATCGATCCCTGGATGCCCGCATCCCCCAGCAAACCGATCAGCACCAGCATGTCATCGAGTGGCTGGTTTGCGGCAGCGGCAACTGGCCCAATGTAGGTTAGCGATTCGCCCAAACCAGCCACTGAGGTATTGGTGCTGTTGGCCGTTTGCACCAGGGCGTTAGAGATAAATTTTGAGGATTCGTTGATGGACAGCCCCGCGCCTTCAAAGCTGCCTTGGAAGGTGCGGTAGGTCTTGGCCACAATGTCGCCCACGGTCTCCAGGCTTTCCCCGGTCGCCTCCGAGGCACGGGCAATGCCTTCCAGTGCGCCGCTGGTTTCCCCCGCCGCAAAGCCCGCACGACTGAGGGCCACCGCCGTAGCGGCGATCTCCTGAGGGGTCTTGCTGGTTACAATGCCCAGCCGTACTACCTCATCACTCAGCGACTCAAACTCTGGAGTACCAAAGCTGCCAGAGATAACCCCTGCCTGCTTGATGGCGGCTTCAAATTGGATGAACCCCTGGATGGTGCTTTGCAACCCTTGGGTCAGCGCCCTTAGAGAGTTGCTGATGGCTTGAAACCCGATCTGGGTAAGCTGCTGCCCCACACCCTGGAGCACCCCTTGAAACACCCCACCTGCTGAGCCAGCCCGTTTGGTTTCGTCAGCCAGCTTAGCCATCGCCGCCTGAACCTGCTGAATCTCCGCGTCGCTAAGGTTGTAAACCTCCCTCAGCTTGGCAGCGGTGCGGGCCACCTGGGCATTTTCCTCGCGCACCTTCTTCAGGGCTTGCTCCATGCGGGCCACTTCCTTGGCCGCTTGGTCGCCGCCATCGGCGGAAATTTTGAAGCCCAGCTTAAAATCTCTAGCCATCGCCCTCGGCCTCCAGTCGGTTCAGCAGTTGGTCGATGCGGCTCATGGCCTGGGGGGCATCGGCCATCATCGTGGCGTGGTGGCGTTCCTTCGCTGGCTTGGCCACCCAACTGCGATCCTCCGCCACGGCCAGCAGTTCCCGGAAGGGGCGACTCATCAGCCCGTCCACCTCCGCGAGGCTGTTGCACTGGCCAACCAACGCCGCCAACAAACTGGCCTTGTCGCTGATGGGCAAGCCCGGATCGGCACCGGGGCTGTGGGGGTGGCGCTGGGCCGGGGGCTGGTTCAGCAGCAGCAGGGGGGCGGTGATAATTTCGTCGGCCTCCTTGCGGGCAAACAGCAGGCGCATCGCTTGGCGGACGCTGACGGTTTCGGCGGGGATGCCGGAAGCGATTAAACACCAATTAACCAGCCATTGAAACCGAGCATGGCTGACGTAGACCTCCTCCGGGCTGGCCTCAGAATCTTGGAGGATGCCCACCGCTTCCTCGCGTAGCTCCTGGAACACAAACCAGTCATCGGCATTGCAGCCGCCGCAGATGGCATAGCGCCCAAACCTATCCCGATACTGGAGGTCGCCAGTACCGAGGAACTTGTAGTCGGGCGCGTTATCGGGTTCCAGCCAGGGCATGGGTTAGGGCTTCGCGGATAGGGCTTGGTCGATGAGGCTGATAGCTTTGGCCAGGTGGGTCAGTGCCTCCGTGGCCTGGGGCGTGTTGGCAGGGCCGCTCTCATGCACCGCCAGCTTGTGGTGATAGGCGGTGAGGATGTTCAGCAGCGAAGACAGAAAAGCGTCACGCATAGGAGGGCAAGCCTAAGAGGTCATGTCCCCCCTCTCCTCCCTGGGAGAGGGGGCTAGGGGGTGAGGGCTACGGGGTGGTGGGCGGTGCCCACCCTACGGGTTTATGCCGTCATCGTCGCCAAGTTGTACTCTGCGTAAGGCTTTTCCCAGCCGTTGGGGATGCCCACCGACAGATCGAGCTGCACCGTCTGGATGCTGTTGTCGATGGTGAGGGCCGCGTCGGAAATCAGTTCGCACAGCGGGTAGTGGCGGATCACCTTTTGGGAGATGCCTGCCAGGTAGACCTCGGCCCACAGCTCGAAGATGCCGAACTTGGTGGCCGTGCCGGGGCCACCGTAGTACTGGATGCTGGTCGCCGTCGCCATGATGGGGATGTCGATGGGGGCACCCGCCTGGGCGGCATTGAATACCAACTTGGTATTGGCCGCATCTAGAACCACCTGGCCAGCACTGGGTGTGGTGGTGCCACGCACCAGGGAACCGGGCTGGCCCCATGCGCCCTCCTCGGAGACAAAGGCGTAGATGCCGTAGGTGGTGTCGTTGGCGGTGGTAAAGAAGGCGTTGGAAATTTCGTAGGGGGCGGTGGCAGGGACGGTGGTGCTGATGATGCTGGGCAGGGGCACGTTGCTCCCGGTCTTGGGGAACTCGTTGCGGCCAAAGCCCATGTGGAACCAGTCTTGCTCGTTCCAGGAAATCTGGAGGCCGTAGGTGGTGGCCCCTTTGATTTTGCGCTTGGTCTTGTATTCGCCGTTGATGAAGCGGTTGGTTTCCTGCTCCTCGCTCTCGCTGGAGTCGGCCCAGCTAATGGGGCCAAGGAAGAAGCCACGCTGCTGGGGGCGGCTGCCGTTGCCGAGCTGGGTGGTGCGTCCAAAAATTTTGCCGAGTCCTTGGGGCATGGGTCTAGATCCTCTGCTGATAAACGAGATTGACTTGGTACAAACTGGCGAAGGCCATCACGCCGCTGGCGGCATCGCGGCCTAGGGGGGTGGTCTCTAGATGGAACAAACCGGGGATGCAAACCGTGTGGCCCGGTGTGGCCAAGGTGGGCATCAGGCCCGACAGCAGACTGCGCACCTGGGCCATGATTTCCCAGCCCTCCCGGTAGGCTTGTTCGCGCTTGGCCTTCAGGCCCAACGTCAGAAGCAACTGGGCTTCCTCGGTCTGGGTGAGGTAGCGCCCTGCCCCGGTGGGTTCGTTGCTGCGCAGGTCGTCCATCTCCACCGCCAGCACCGCCGCCCCTCGCACCGCCCCGGTGGTTTCGGTCTCCGGGTCAACCGCCAGCTTCACCCGCGCCATCAGGGTCGCATTGCTTTGCAACGCCGCCACCACGGCAGACTCCAAATCGGTTTGTAGGTTGGGGGTGGGCATGGCTAGAAATCGGCGAGGGTGTCGCGGCTGAAGACGGGGGCAGGGCTGGAGTAGGACGGACTACCTGGGCTGGGGGCCACCTCGGAGGCAGGCAGGCCCAGGCCCATCTTGCAACTGCCGATGAGCTGAAGCTGCTTGATGGCATCCTCGTACCGCGCCCGCACGTCGTCGCGAGGCTTGAGGCTGTCGAGGTAGTAACGCACCAGATCCAGCTCAATGGCCTTCAGGATCGCCGGGGCGGTGGCAAAGGGCATCGCCGCCGCCACGCTGGGGCACCCGGCAATCATGCCGTCAATCAACGCCGTCGCCTTCTCCTGATTGCGGAGTAGGTTGGCGGTGTTGACGGTGGTGGCCTCTGGGTCGTGCAGGTTGGTGAGGTCGATCATCTCGTCCTCACCAAAGGCATCCAGGTAATCCTGAAGGGCGGCGTAGGGCATCTACTTCACCAGCAATCCTTGGGCAATGAACGCGGCCACCGTGGCGCTGGCGGGGTCAACCTCAATCACGCCGTTGGCAGGCACGGTGCCGATGCCCTCAATGAACAGATCGGCAGTAGCCCGGTAGGAGGCGAACTCTGGCAGGGCGTTTGGGGTTGGGTCGGGCTTGGGTTTGGTGGGCATGGCGGGGATGGGTGAGGGGCGTTCCACAATTGTGGAAAAGGGGGGATGGGTTGGTGGGCGGTGCCCACTACGAGCCGCCGACTTGGGTTTTGAACTCTTTGCCGGGATGGAACCGGGGCACCAACTTGGCGGGGATGACGAGCTCTTCTCCGGTGGCGGGGTTGCGGCCCATACGTTCCTTGGTCAGCTTCGCCTCGAAGGCACCGAAGCCCACCAGGGTGACTTTCTCGCCGTTGGCTACGGTGGATTGAATCACCTCAATCAGGCCATCCAGGGCACGGGCCACGTCCTTCTGGGAGAGGTCGGTGACGGCGGCGGTGCGTTGAATCAACTCAGCTTTGTTCATGGGGTTCTTGGGGTAGCTGGGCAAATGCGACGGGCATGTCGCTTTTGGCTAGGCGGGGAAGTCGTCGTCCTCGGCGGGTTCTACAAATCCCCGGCTGCCACCGCCTTGGCGACGGCCAGGGAATTGGTCTCGGTCGCCCTTCCTCACCACGGGGCCGCTCTCGTCTCGGCGAGGGCTTTGCATGGCGGAGAACATCATGCCCATGGCTGCGCTCATGGTGGCGATGGAGATGATGAGGATGGCAACGGTCAGTAGGTCGGTCATCGGTGAAAGGTGGGTAGGCCCACGGGGAATTGGTCTCGGTCGGGGGGCGGGGTTGGGTCGGCCCTAGCGGCTAGCACCACCCAAAAGAAGAAGGTCACGCTGACCAGCACCAGGGCCAGGGCAAACAGGTCGGCTTGGCGGAGGGGTGTCACGGGCGTACCTCCGTGTGATGGATCACCTGCACCAGGGGGGCCACCTCGGCCCAGCGGGTGTCACTCATCCCCGCTACATGCTGGGCATCCTTGAGATTGGCCAAGGGGCGGGCGGCAATCAGCTTGGCGGCGGTGACTTCCCCAATCCGAGGCAGGGCAGTTAGCTCCTCCAGGGTGGCGGAATTAAGATCCACCAAAAACGACACAGTGTCGTTTTTGGCCTCACCCCCCTTCCCAAGGGGGGCAGGGGGGATCTCCGGCTCCGGCACCCCCTCGCCCTCCTGGGAGAGGGGGCTAGGGGGTGAGGGCGGCTCGGCCTCCACATAACCCACCGCCAACAGCGCCGCCGCATCCTCCTCCCCCAGCGCCACGGTTTCCCCCGCCTGGTAATCGCGGGAGCCATCGCTGATGGTGGTGAGGGCACGGTAGAAATGCAGCATGGTTCAGGGTGGGGTTAGGGGCTGGGGTGGTGGGCGGTGCCCACCCTACGATTAGGCGACGGCGTTCTCAATGAAGTAGCCCAGGTCAGGCGCGGAGATGATCTCCTTGAGGCTCCAACCCACGCGGGTGATCTGGCCGCCGCGCATCCCGATGTGGGGGTCGGGGATGGTGCCCGCGATGCGAGACCCGAACTGGCCCGTGAACCCAAAGGTGGTGCCCCGCTGTGGGCCTGCCAGGGTATCGCGGTACAGCAGGGCAATGTGCTTGCCCCACACCCGCGCATAGGTGGCGGCTTGGCCACGGGCGGCGGTGTTCAGCCAGCCTTGGCCCACGTAGATTTGTTCGATCTCCAGCAGCTCAGCCACCTGCTCACGGGTCACGGTGCCCGCCGCTCCGGTGCCTGCCCCAGTGCCCTTGATGGCCTCAATCATCTTGGGATGCTGGCGAAGGACGCGCCACGCATCCTGGCCGATGACCATGATGTTGGGGCGCATCAGGGGGATGTCGAGGCGTAGCAGCAGGTCGCTCAGGGGGTTGCTGTCGGCGTGGCTGTATTGGGCGGTGGAGGTGTGCGCCACCTTGTTACCGCTGGGGTAGGTGCCCGCCGCAAACACCAGGTTGGCCACCCGGATCTCATGTCGCAGCGTTAGCAGGTTAGACAGGAACTCGGTACTCTTGCCCACCACGTCATAGCCGGGGATGTTGTTGGCCTCCAGGTCGTCCTGGGGGATGGGGTCATCGTAGGCGTAGTCCTCGGTGCTGTCGGTCACTTCCGTCCCGGTGAAGCTGAGCTGGTTAGGACGGCTCTTGCGGCCCACCTTGTCATCGGGCGCGGTGAATCCTTCTTCCTTGGTGTGCTTGATGTAGGTGAACTTTTTGGAGACCGGGGTGATGGGTAGCACCTCCGCCCCAATCAGCACCGGGTTGCGGTGGGCAATCGCCACCGCCGTGTATTCGTTGTTAGTCGGAAACGGGTAGTTCGCAGTCATGGCGTTCAGGGGTTAAGGGTGGGTCAGGCGTAGGGTGGGCACCGCCCACCATCAATCAGGGCTAGGCACCTTGCACAGAGCCAGGGCCAATCAGCACCGCGCCAATGTCGCCGGATACCCCAGCAACCAGGGCTGTGCCAACGATGCGGTTGTTCACGCCAGCGGCAGGCGCAGCGGCCACAGCATAGCCACTGCCATTAGCCGTCACCAAGTCACCCGCGCTCACGTTGCCGCCGTAGATCACCTCGGCGATGCCAGAGACAAACACATCCACCCGGTCGCCACTGGCAGCGGCCACCTCACTAGAGATGCCAATCAGCTTGTCTGTGGCAGCGGCTCCGGCCACCACCTCGCCAGCGGTGCTGTGGGGTTTCACAATGATCCGGGCAGGGATGGCCCCGCCAGCATTAAACGCTTTTACCAGTCCGTCAGTACGCATAGGGAATCAGGGGTTAGAGGTCAGGGGTCAGGTCTTCTCCTGTCCCCCCTCTCCTAGGAAGGAGAGGGGGCTAGGGGGTGAGGTTCCAAGGCCAGGGGTGAGGGCCGTTATTTTTTGGCGACCTTGGCTACCGCTTCGGCGGCTCCGATGGTGATGCCCTTGGCGGCTTGCTCAGCCTGGTAGGTGCGGGCCGCTTCGGCTAGGGCGATGGGGTTCTCGGCAAAGTCCACGGTGTCGCTGGGCTTGGCTACCTCACCAAATTCCACCAGCTTTGGAAGGCCGTTTAACAGCCCCTTAAACCGCTCTAAAGGGGTCTCGCCTTCGGCAAATTCCACCTCGGTCGGGTGGCCAGGGTCGAGGTGGCAGAGGAGCGAAACCACGGTGTCCTTCTGACTGGGGTGCAGTTTCTCCTTCAGGCTCTCGGCAAAGGCAACGTGCTCGGCCTTGGTTAGCTCCGCTTCCTTGGCGGCTAGCTTGGCCTCGCGTTCAGCCAGGGCCGCTTCACGGGCAGCAATCTCTTCAGCAGTGGGCATAGGGTCTACCTGGGTAGGGGTGTCGTCAGGGTCAAACTCTTGTCCCCCCTCTCCTTCCTGGGCTAGGGGGCTAGGGGGTGAGGGCGGCTCGGCAGTGGGGGCATCCTCAGCAAAGGCCACCTCCACCACGTCGCTCTCTTCTTCGGCAAAGCTCACATCGGCCAGCCCCTTAATCGCCGGAGGCTGAGCACCCAACAGCCCAACGTCCCTGAGGTAGTAAACGCCAGGGACAGGGTTGCGGGGAGAGGTGGGGGTATAAAATCGGGCGCTGCGTTTCTTGAAGGGGCCACTCACCAACTCGGCAAATTCGGCCACGGTGTTATGGGCGGTGGCCACCAAGCCCCCCTCGCCAAACTCCAACGCCTGCACCCAGCCATAGGCCGGGGCGGTGTCTTTGGGATGGCCAATGACCACAGGCGCTTCGTGCTTGGCAGGGTCGTAGGCGGCGGCACTGGCCACCAGGTCGGCCTCCGAAAACACAACCGAGGTGCCGTTCTGGTCGGTAAAGCTGCCCGGTCGGGCAAGGGGCAAACGGGGCATAGGGCGCACAGAAAAACCACTGCGCCCAGTATCGCCACCCGGCCCGCCCATGGGCAGGCGGCAGCCCTGCCACCTGCCCAATGCCCCAACCCCGCCCCACAATGGAGGCTGACCCCAAGGAGCCACCCCGGCCCATGAGCATCAAATCTAGCCCCGACCGCATTCTCGATATTCTGGAAGCCCGGTTCCAGCCCAGCACCGTCAGCCGCACGGCAGTGAATGCCAGCGCCAGCAGCGTGGCCCTCGTTGCCGCTAATGCTGGCCGGGTGGGCCTCGCGATTTTTAATAATGGCAGCACCGATCTGCATCTGGCCTATGGAACCACGGCGGCTACCACGACGAGCTTTTCGGTGCGGGTTTCCCCTGGTGGATTCTATGAGGCTCCGGTGGGCTGGGCGGTGCTGGCGGTGCAAGGGATTTGGTCGGGTTCGCCCACGGGGACGGCTCAAATCACGGAGGTGCTGTAATGCCTTTGTTTCTGCCTAGACCTACCCTCGCTGATCTTGGTGGGCAATCCCTAGACAGCGACTTGACAGCCATTGCCGCCCTCGCAACCACAGCCTATGGCCGAGGGCTGTTGACATTGGCAGACTCTAGCGGGCTGACGATTCAATCAGGAACCTGGACTCCGGCTTACTCACTGTCGATCAGCGGCACCGTGACCCCTAGCACAGCAACAGGGTTCTGGTGGCGGATAGGCCGATTGGCCTACGCTACCGGGGTATTAATATCTAGCGGAGTTTCTAGCCCATCTGGGACCGTTCGGATCACGCTTCCCTTCCCAGTTACCAGTAATAAAAATTTTTCCCTGGCTATCGGGCAGCTGTCAGGCTGGGGGGACTCTGTCAGCAATCTCTCTGGATATATCTCAACTTCAAGTTTGATCATTTTAGTGAAGCAAGCCCCATCATCAGCGGTAACAACTACGGTAAATAGCAACGACCTAGCTACAGGGAGTAGTGGCAATGTTATTAGATTTTCCGTTTTATACGAGGTAGATTAGCCATGACCACTATTCACAATGGCGTAATTTTCCACCGATCCGAAAACAATCACATTCGGTCTTTCTATCCGCACCAGCCCTTGCCCAATGACGCGCCTACAGAGGTGCAGATAGCGGCGGCAGAACTATGGACGCCTGAGTTTGTGGCAGAGTGGGTCGCTCAGCAAAACCCAGCGCCCACGCTGGAGGAAGCTATAGGGGCCAAGGTAGCCGAAATCAAATCCCACTACTCCCGCCTGTCAGAATCCTTTGAATACCAGGGCCATATTTATCAATCTGACAAGGCTGCTGTCGCTGACCTAACGGCGTCTTTGTTGGTGGCTCAGACGGGCCTTCTGCCTGTTCCTTCCCCCTGGCGCACGATGGATAACGAGATGGTGCCCTTTACCAGTGCTGAGTTTGTGGCTTTCGCCACTGCGGTGTTTCAGCACAAGGAAGGGTTGTTCACTGAGATGGTCGGCCATGTCGATGCTGTCCGTGCTCTGGCGACGGTTGAGGCGGTGCAAGCCTACTCATTCGGGTAGGCTTGCCTTCGCCAGGGGCTAGGCCGCTAGGGCCATCAGCACCTCCCGGTCGGTGGGTAGGGCGGCTAGCAGTTGCGCCTTGCGGGCGGCGCGGGCACCGGGCACCTTGGCTTGCTGGCCCAGGGTGCGCAGTTGGGGCACCGTCAGCCCTGCGTAGGTGCAGGTGATGGTGGCGGGGTAGTGGGGGTTGGCCTCAGTGCCAAAGGGGTCTGCGGGTTCGGCAGCGGGAGCCTCAGCGATGGGCCGCTCCAGGCAGGTCTCCACCTGGCCATCCACCCAGGACTGAATGATGATCCGGGCGGTTTGCCCCAGGGCGAAGGCGACGACGGCCCCGACGTACAACGACCAGACGGCCACCTTGACCGCTTGCACGGTACGAGGATGGGTGACCAGGGCGTGGATGCGCCAGCAGTCGCGGCGGGCCTTGCGATAGCAGATGGCAGCGGTGTCGGCGGCGCTGTGGGCGGTGATGGTCAGGAGGTTGAAATAGGAAGAAGACTGCATGGTGGTGTCCCGTGTAGAGGTTGGGTGGTCAATGTGGGGCTCTGTATTGATGTCGCTCAACTCGGCCCCGCGACCAAAGCGCCCCAAATTTTTTACCTCCTAGGGGATGTGAGGTCTCAGGTGATTGGCAGTTAGCGGCGGCCTATTTGCCGATCCTGCCTTGTAGAGGTTGGGGTTTGTTTTGTCCTGGCCGCTGCTCTTCCGGCCCGTCACCCGATTTGGTATCCCGCTGGGGTGCGGCTCTGTGGTGTGGGGCGGTGTGGTGTGTGCCCCGTTGATATAGTTATAATTCCTTTGTAGGGATTAAGTCAACCCCCATGTAC